CCGCCCAGCCGCAAACGATGGGTGAGTTACAATGAGGTTAGTTATGGCAGATAGTGACGAGCTATTACTTGAGGACACCGAGATCGATGAACCAGAAATGGTAGAAGAGGTCGAGGAGGACGAAGAGGATTTGGACTTGGAGCTGGACGATGAGGCTGAGGCTGATTCGGATGAAGGTGAAGAGGACGAACTGGTAGTCACGATTGGGGAGGATTCGCCACCCCCAGAAGAGACAACCCATGCACCTGAATGGGTGCGGGATTTGCGCAAGCAGTATCGCGAAGAGAGAAAGCGTAGTAAGGAGCTGGAGAAAAAGCTCGAGGAACTGACAAAAGGTGAAGAAAAGCGGGCCACCACCTTGCCCCAGAAACCCTCGCTCGAATCCGCTGATTACGACCCGGAGCGATACGAGAACATGCTTGCGGACTGGTACGAGAAAAAGCGTCAATTTGATGCCGAGCAGGAAACAGTCAAACAGAAAGAGCGTCAAGCTCAGGAAGAATGGCAACAGAAGCTCACATCATATGAAGAGGCTAAATCATCGTTACGAGTTCGCGACTTTGAGGACGCAGAGGACCTAGTAACAGAACAGTTCTCTACTACTCAACAGGGCATGATCTTAGCGGGTGCAGATAACCCGGCGTTGTTGGTATATGCTCTTGGGAAGAATCCCAAGAAGGCGGCTGAACTAGCCTCGATACAAGACCCAGTGAAGTTCGCGTTTACACTGGCTAAAATGGAGACGCAGTTGAAAACTAGTAAACGATCTGCACCGCCCCCGGAGCGGACAGTAAAAGGTACTGGCACTTTGAGTGGTAGTGTGGATAGAACTTTAGAACGTTTGCGCGAAGAAGCGGCGAAGACTGGCGACTTTACTAAGGTCGTTGCGTACAAGCGGCAGAAGCGCGGTTAATATATTTTTAGGAGCTTAAAATGGCTAACTCATTTAACAAAGAAGAACGCGTTGCGTTCGAACAAATCTTGGAAGGTTTCCAAGACGCCCTTGTGCTTTCACGTAACGTGAACGTATACAACACTGACCAAGCAATGATGGAGCGCACCAACGACACCATCTGGCGTCCAATGCCCTACATTGCTGATTCAATCGATGCCGCCGCTGGCACAGACATCAGTGCGTCTTTCAAAGACTTCACTCAGTTGGCTGTACCTGCAACTATCGGCTTCAACAAAGCTGTACCTTTCTCACTGACAGCGAAAGAACTTCGTGACCAGTTGCAAGAAGGTCGTTTAGGCGATGCCGCTAAGCAGAAGCTAGCATCTGACATCAACGTAGCTGTTATGAACGTTGCCGCTAACCAAGGTACTTTGGTTGTTGCACGTACTGGCGCCGCGTCTGGTTTCGATGATGTTGCTGAGTGTGAAGCTATCATGAACGAGCAGGGTGTAATGGACGATGCCCGTTACTTGGCTCTGTCAACTCGCGATTACAATGGCATGGCTAGCAACCTAGCAGGTCGTCAGACTCTGACTGGCAAGCCTTTGACTGCGTATGAGAAAGCGTTTGTTGGTGAAGTTGCTTCGTTTGAAACCTACAAAATGGACTACGCTAACCGCGTAGGTGCTAACGCCGCGTCAATCACTATCGATACTGACGGCGCTAACATTGACTACGTACCTCAAGCTACTTCAACTTCTGTTGGTGGCCAGATCAACGTAGACAACCGTTACCAGACTGTGACTGTATCTAGCACTACTGGCGTAACTGCTGGCGATGCGTTCACTATTGCAGGTATCAACGCGGTTCACCACATCACTAAGCAAGACACTGGACAAGCTAAAACCTTCCGCGTGATCTCTGTTGATAGTGGAACCACTATGACTATCTCACCCCCAATCATCTCAGCGTCAAGCACTCCGACTGATGCGGAAGAGCAGTACAAGAACTGTGTTGCTAACAGTGTTTCAAACACTGCGGCTATCACTTTCTTGAACGTTGCCGCCGCTTCTGTTAACTGCTTCTGGCATCGTGATGCGATTGAGTTGTTGCCCGGTCGTTACTCAGTACCTGCTGATGCAGGCGTGAGCGTACTACGTGCGGCTACCGATCAGGGTATCGAGCTAGTTATGACCAAGCAGTACGACATCAACACAATGAAGACCAAGTATCGTTTGGATACTCTCTTCGGTGTATCGATGGTCAACCCCGAAATGGCAGGTATCCTGTTGTTCGGTCAGTCCTAATCGGACGGGGGGCTTCGGCCCCCTTTTCCCTTTGGAGGTCACATGCCTGTTAAGAAAGTGAAGGGTGGTTACAAGTGGGGTTCATCTGGTAAGGTTTACAAAACGAAAGCCGCCGCTGAGCGCCAAGGTAAAGCGATCTACGCCAGTGGTTACAAGGGCAAGAAGAAATGAAACCACGACAGGGCAAAGCAAAAGTTAAAGTCACATCCAGTGGCAAGAAAGTATCCTACGGTCAGAAAGGCGCCAGCGTAAAGCCCGG